TCTCCATACAGAAACGTTTTTGTCGATTAATTGTAAAAAATCTTTATCGTCTGACATTATTATCACTTCACTATTTTTCGGACGAAATACATCCGTAGTTAAATAAGCGATAGTATCGTCAGCTTCAATATTATCTATGGAAATTAATGTAATTGGTAGACATTGTAGATACTCTGAAAGTTTACCCATTTGCAATCGCATTGACTCTATTTCTTGCTCAACGGTCTGCTCACCGACATCTTCTCTTCTATTAAATTTAGTAGACATTGATCTACCTTCTTTATATGACGAGTGCATCTTTTTGCGTCTTGCTGAACCGCCTTTACCATCAAATACAATAATTGTTCTAGTAGGCTTGAATTGTCGAATTACTGCTGCAATAGATCGTAAAAATCCAATATAACCTCCAATATGTTCTCCATCGTCATTGACTAATGGAACCGCACTAAAAACCCGAATAAACGAATTCAGACCATCGATGATTAACACTTTACTGTCTTTCTCGAGGCCTGAACTACGCTTTTCGTGGTCTTCGCGGATTTGTCTTAATAAATCTGCGTAACCTTTCATAATTATGATTCTTCTCCTTCGAACTCTGTTTGAACTTCAATGTCGTCAATTCCAAAATCTTCTCCGGCTTTGTAATTGAGAATGTACTTCTCACAAATTGTCTTGTACACTTGCTCCTTTGTTGTCGGATCGTCAATCAACTTTGACTTAAAATCTTTAGATTGAAATTTAATAATCTCTCCAGTGTCTGTATTAGTATATGTATACCATGCACCAGATTGAGAAACCAACCCATAGTTTTTCATCATTGTTAACCAACTACCATAATCGTCAATACCAGAGTCAAAATAAATGTCATAATCTACAGAACGTAAAGGCGGGCCCATACGATTTTTAACTACCTGAGCTCTAGTTGTAATACCTACAACGGCTTCTGGTTTATCTGCAGACTTTGCCAATTTAATTTGTCCTACTGATTTGAGACGTAAACGAACTGAAGAGTGAAATGCAATTGCCTTACCTCCTGAAGTTGTCCATTGATCTCCAAACGATACTCCTAATCGAGTACGTAACTGATTTGTAAAAATTAAGCATATTCGCTCTCTGCCAACGTAATTAGTAATCTTACGCATAGCTTTTGATAAAATAATCGCTTTTGAAGTGGCCCAACCGTCTTTATCATAATCAGCTGCCATTTCTTGTTTTGTCGAAGCACCTGCAACTGAATCTACTACGATAGTTACAATTCTAGATTTAGAAGACTTTCTTACAGACTCTACAATGCTATCCATAGCATCAAAAATGTCTTCAATAGTCTCTAAAGGAACGTATAACATATCTTTTAAATTCACTCCAATAGCTTCTAAAAACTCTCGAGAGATTGCATTTTCAGTGTCGATGTACACTGCCAATCCTCCTTTTTTCTGTGTGTCGGCTAAAGCATGCGCTGCTAATAACGATTTACCGGAAGCTTCCAATCCTGTAATTTCAATAATTCTTCCTACAGGAAGTCCACCATTAGGTCTATTAGAAATTGCTAAATCTAACATTGTAGACCCGGTAGATACCCATTCAGTAACTTCAGAGGGAGAATCAGTATCCCCCTCTAAAAAATAAGCTACTTTGTAGTTTGAACTCTTAAACTTCTTGTTTAGATTATCAGCTAATACCGAAGCTAAATCGTCTTGCAGTTGGCTTTCGTCGACTGTTGATTTACTTTTTGCCATACCTTTACTGTCGTAACCCTATTAAGGTTACTTTATTTTACTTATTAAATAATGAATCAAATGCAGAAGCTACATCATCTACTTTTGCTACAGGAGCAGCGTCTTCAATTGAAGATTTTGCTTTTGCAGGCTTAGCATCTTTTGCAGTACCTTCTTCAGCTTCAGGAGCAGAGTTTTCAGGATCTAACCAGTTATGTAACAATTTGGTTAGCTCGTCATACGAATGCTCTTTAAATAAGTCGGTAATTTTTGGTTGGTTAGCTAATTTTTCTAAAATAGCTTTGTTGTCTGTAACTGGAGTTTGATTTGGTTTAACTCTAATAGATGTTTCTGGATACGACTTTCCGGTTTGATCTGCAGCTTTGAATTCAACTGCAATGTCGCGACCTGCAACTGGATCGGAAATATCTCCGTAATCTGGATCTGCGATAAATCCTAATAACTCTTGATACACTGATTTACCAAAGCCCCAAAACTTAACCCCTTCAGATTCTTTACCTCTTACGATAATTGGAACATAACAACGCATTGTCGGTTCTAATTTTTTACCTGCTTTCCAATCGTCAGAGCTTCCTGTAGATTTTAATTTCTCTCCAAACTCTAAAATTGGGTCAGGGCGTCCAAATGAAAATGGAGATAAAATGGATTTACCACCAAAGTTATAATGGAAATAAAGTTCAATAAATGGATTTTCTCGGTTGTGTTGATAAGGAACTATCCTTATTACTTGAGTACCTGGTTCAGGTTTCCAAAGATTATTAGATTTACTTGTTACGTTTTGTAACGAATTTAATTTCTGCTTAATAGCATCTAAATTAATTGCCATGATGTTTTTGTTTTTAATTGTTATTGTTTATTTACTAATTAGCAATTTCCAATGGACAATGATCGATCTAGAATAATCATACGTACATCTTCAACGACTAACATAACCTTAATATAAATTAATCTTACGGGACTAACAAATATATTTTTATTTATTTTTATCTTCTTAAATATATAATACTTTATTCAAAGTACCAAATATATTATAAATTGTTTATTTGATAAATACCTAGATTAAATTTTCTTTTTCAAACCCAATCTATAAGCATTAAATATCAATTCACGAATTTCATCTTCATTTTTCTCCCAAAATCTTTTATATAAATTTTTTGTCGAAGGATCGCTGTTTAACGCTTTTTCTATTTCCATAAAGTCAGGGTCAGTGTTAAAGAATGCTTCTGGTAACACAGCTTTAATCTCTTCTCTGATTAGTTTTCTAAATTCTAATGCTTTCATTTTATTTTTATTTTTATAAATTAATTATTTGAAACACGTTTGTTTTTAATACCTTTAATTCTCCATCTGATGTTATCAACATAGAGTTTTTATATTCTGACCAATTGACTGCAAAATTAGGATCTAACATTCCATTTGTTTTAGACTTTACCAAAGTATTAAGTGAATTAATAGTGTATAAAGTATTAGTTTCTTTTTTTCGATGAACTAACATTGCATTTGGAACTTGCTTACGTACAATTAATCCTTTACCTGCTTGTATGTTAAAACTGCAAATCAATTCTGGACTGTCTTCAATTGAAAGAACAAATATTCGTTTATAAACAACTTCATACGTTTTTAAGATCCCACTTACTGTGTGATCCAAATTTGCCTCTGTTGTAAATACACAAATTAACTGTATCAATCCTAATGAGTTTTGCTCTCATATAAATATAATTTTATTTAATTTCTGCGTTGATCATGTTATGATAATCTGGTCCTATTTCTAATTTAATTGGAAACTTACCTTTTTGTTCCAACTCTTCTTTGATAATAAATAAAATTTCAGCCCCGTCTTTCTTATGAAAATCAAACAGAAAACTGTCATAGGTATATAATATCAGCTTCGTTGAGAACGACTGTATACGTAGAAGTATGTTATGAATCACGGCCATATTTCTCTCGGTTTCAAACGACTGCAATAAATAGTTAAGCAGCTTAGCTGCATTCATTTCAGTAAAGAATGATTTGAAAAGCTTTCTTCCAAATAACGGTGTTTCAATATAACCTTCATCTCGATACTGATTCCATAGAAGCTGAGTATATTCATGCACCTTTTCAAAAAATGGAATAGTTAAATACTCTGAACTTATTCCTCCATACAATTGACGAAATGAAATAGACTTGGCTTCCGTATACTCATCTTTAGATAAAGTATTTTTTTGAAAATAGAACTTACCTAAATACTCATGCACTGAGCAGTTATCTGGAAATTTATAATCTACCAACTCTGCTAGTAAACGTAAGTGATATGCATCGTAATCAAACGACATCATAAATCCGTCTTTACCAAATCTAGATACAAAAGGTAATCTTTGTCCAGCTTCTTTATTTAAAGCCGCAAAATTAATTCCTGCAAAACGATTGCTAGGCCTTCCGGTGGTTGTGTATATGTTATATTCGCTATAAACGAAATTGTCATATACTTTAGCTTCAGGAAATTTAGTTTTAAAGTGCTCATAATTTGTAAATAATCCATTTTGCTCAATTTGAAATAAATTGTTAATAATTAAATTGTTGTACTTGCTAAATGACTCGTCGCATTGAAAAT